AGGAAAACCTCAGAAACAATCTAGTCTTGTTCGTGATGTAATGGGAGCTTTCATCAATGTTTGAACTCATTGGTGCTCTTATCGGTGGTGTATTCAGGTTAGCCCCTGAAGTACTGAAGATCTTAGATCGTAAGTTTGAAAGAGAACATGAGCTAAAGAAGTTAGACGTTGAGGTATCTATTGCTAAGATGCAAGCAGAGTTTGCTCTACAGCAAGGATATCAGCGTCTACAAGAGCATGAATTAGATGCTATCGGTGAAGCATTCAAACAACAAGCAGAGTCTGATGGTAAAGCTTGGAAGTGGGTAGCATCGCTGTCAGCACTGGTTAGACCAGCAGTGACTTACTGGTTTGTTTTCTTTTACTCAGCAGTAAAGATTGCAGGACTTTACTTAGCTTTCTTACAAGACGGTAGTTGGACTTCTGTACTCGTTACAGGCTGGACTGATTTCGATGAGGGAATGCTTGCTATGATACTTTCGTTTTATTTTGTTGGTAGGGTATGGGAATCAAAGAAGTAATCTCAATCGCTGAACCATTGATTAAGAGATTCGAAGGATGGAGAAGTAAACCTTATCTCTGTAGTGCTAACGTACCCACCATAGGTTGGGGATCTACGATGTACGAGAATGGAGATAAGGTTACCTTAGATGATCCTGAGATCACAAAAGAAAGAGGACAAGCCTTATTTGAACTTGATGCAGAGAGGTTCCTACTTCAAGTCTATAAAGCCTGTCCAGTGTTGACGAAACACGATAATAAAGCTGCTGCGATCCTTAGTTGGACTTATAATCTAGGACCAGCTAGGTTGAGGTCATCCACGATGCGAACAAGAATAAACCAAGAACGATGGGAGGAAGCTGCTCAAGAACTAAAGCGTTGGAATCTTGCAGCAGGTAAAGTAACCAGAGGCTTGATTCTTCGTCGTGAAGCTGAGGCATCACTCTTCCTTAGCCCAACCAACAACAAAGCTAAAGATAGCAATGTTAATAAAGACGAAGAACCCTTCGAGAAAAGCCTCGTCTCCGTCCTCGTCAGTTACGACAAAATCATCAGAATAGCAGATACCCAACATAAACCCTGACAGAAACGACCAACCCCATATATTTGGCATAGTTTTCCTTAGTGACCGTTCGCCCTCCTTTGATGGAGGGCTTTTTTTTATCTAGATCTCACACACTCCGGCAACACAGGCAAGTTGCTGTGCACCTTCGACGTTATCATCCACCTCTTTAAGATCATCCCAATTGATGTTCACAGGCATCTTAGCTAAGAGATCATTGTACTCTTGTTCAGTACATGTCTCATAAGGAGCCTGTCGATACGTACCACCATCCATAGGTAAGAACGATACACCAGTACAGATATCAAAGTTCCTGTACACCCAAGCACCTACAGTAGGCCAATCTTCTTCGTTCACTGAGATAGTCACTGAAGGTTTATGTTCGCACCAATTAAGCTGATACACCTTCCACAGGTTTAAGTGTGCAATAGAAGATACATCATCCCTAGTTATTGCTGAATCAGGAGCCTTCATAGGAAATGAGAACACTGTTGTACTGTCTGGTCTCATCACACAAGGCTCATTAGGGATACCCTGGCTGATCATAAACGCTGTGAGAGGATCTTTTTTATCCGATCTAACACGTCTAATGTAATACGAAGCATGTTGTGGGTGAATTCCACTAGCAGTGCCACACAACTGAGACACAGTACCAGAAGGCTTAACGCAAGTGATCGCAGCAGAGACGGGAATGCCCAGAGCACTCGCTGTAACTTCATTCGCAGTGACTGCTTCATGCTTAAGATCCTGTAGTCTTAATGGTAATTGATTATCATTAGGATCATTCAACAATGGATTGTCGTAGATACCTGTCAGCGATACACCCAATAGACGTTCTTCAGCGGTGTTCTTTTCCCAGATCTTACGCAGGTAAGGGAAGTCAGTCATTGTGCTCTGCCAAGTGCCTAGAATCGATGCTACACGTACTTTGTAGCGTAGATCCTCAATAGTATCTGTAGCCCTGACAATAACCTCAGTGAGGTTACAGAATTGGTAGGGACGTAGGATGATCTCACTGCAGGGATTCGTACCAAAGTCATGATTAGGATCTCTACGACCATTGATAGCAGCTTGTTTCTGTGATGCCTCCCTGTTGAAGATACCACGCTCACCAGAATGACTCTCATAGACTGAGCACCATTCACGCATGAATTGACCTACTGAAGGCTTTGTATCATACACAGCAGAATTGTTCGCTAGGCTACGTTGTCCTTGCTGTTCCCACCAAGCACCGGCTTTAGCGTGTGCCATACGATCATCACTTAGATCGCTTAAAGATATCATTGCAGATCGTCGCACACCACCCACAACAACAACCTCCCCGATCTTGCACAGAATATCATGGCATTCAATGGACGAGAGACGACGATTTTTGGCCGCTTGGAACTTCCTAATAACAAACTTGAATAGTTCAACGAGGGGTTCTGGACCAGAAGCTCTTCCTCCAAAGGTCTTAAGTCTTGTCCCAGCAGGTCTAACTTTGGAGACATCCCATTTTGCAATCTCTCCAGCATAGAGTAAAGCAATAAGTTGTCGTAGTGCTTTAGCCCAGCCTTCTTTGCTGTCGGATACCACGATAGTAGTTTTACTATCGAATAGCTGATCAGGGACTTCAGGTAATTGATTGACATACTTAGACTCTACAGAGAAACCGACACCAGTGCCACATAGAAGGATGTACATAGCCTCATCGAATGACTTAGGATCATCGATAGGTAGATACGAACAATTATATCCTGCAATGTTCTGACGTTCCAGAGCCTCACCAGCAGTCATCATACAACGCATCGAAGGCATGACATCAAGGTTCAGAATAGCCTTGTGTACAGTCTTGTAGATATGCTGAGGAATCTCATACTTATGCTTCTTAAGCAACTGCTTTTGCATAAAAGCCATGTAGCGATCTACAGTCTCACCCCAGTTCTCTCTACGCCCTTGTTCGTCAAGAAACCTACTGTAGCGGCTCTTGTGGATAAATGCTTGGTAGTTATTCAACTTCATTACTCTTCCTCTTGTGTATCGTCTAGTTCGTCAACTAATTCATCAAACATGGCTTCGATTCTGTCCTCAAACCTATCAACCAAGTCTTCTGCTGTTATGTTCAGTATCTCAAGTAGAGATATTTCATCTAATCTTTTTAGTTTATCAAATAAGTCCAGAATCGTTAGCGCCATAGTTACTCCTTGTAGTACTTTTTCTTTACGGTATCATAGTTCTCAATCAAATACTCCAGATAGTGTACTGCTTTCTGTAGATCCTCTTTACCGTTCTTACGGTGAAACCTTTGAATGTATTTAACTACATTAGCGGACCAAGGGTCTAACGACCAAGCACTAATGACATCCCAAGGCTGTAATGTTGTCTGCTTATAGTGATCACCCCCAACTTGTTTAGCTTGGTTTGAGTATTTCGGTAGCAAGTTTTTCTCCTCTACGTTGTTGCTGCCAACCACCACAGTCTTGGCACCGGTATCGCTGGTACTTTCCCGTGGCGGTAGTGCTGTACCCCCTCCGCTGTAGATGGTAACTCCCGCACCGTGTGCAGCCTGTGTAGTCGTTACATATACTGACGTTTGGGTGGGTTCGAATCCAGGGAAGAAATCGCTCATAGACCTTTTCCAGTAGGATAACATCCTGTTTGTTGTACTGCTCCATCACTGCCCAGGCTTCTTTGTCTTTGTTCATACACTTGATCCAAAGTTCAAAGCCTTCATGCTTAGTCTTCTGACCTAGCCCTAAAGCTCTAGCAACATAGTCTAACTTGTTACTAGGAAACCTAAACTCCTTTCTAGCAGTCTTTAACAGGTCAATCTGATGATAAGGTGCTGGTGGAGACATCTCTGCCTCTAAGAACTCCTTGTTGAGTGTCGGTATATCAAACCTAGTACCATTGTAGTGTATTACTGCATCACACTCATCAAGTAAACTATGGATCTTCTTTAGCATCGTCTTCTTACCGTTTAAGATGCTACTGAACATCACATGATCACCACCATACCACTTAGCTGCCCAACACAAAACACTACTGCTGTCTACGATTTGACTGATGCTGATGTTTTGCTTAAACAAACCCCAGACATACGCAGTGTTAGGTGCTGATTCAATATCAAGTAGCAGGATTCTCATCAGCGTCTGAGTCTGTTTCGTAGTTTGTAGGATCATCGTGTCCGAAGATGTTAACGATCTTGTCAAACTGCTTAACGAATACTTTCTCTTTGACATCGTAACCGTAGTAAGCACCGATAGCTTCACAAGCTGTCTCTAACAACTTAGGCCAAGCAATACCACTATCAAAGGTAACATTGATATCAACCATGTGGTCTAATGGGAAACCATGATCAGCATGGTACTGCTGTACTTCTTCGTTATCTACTGCCATTAGCGACACATGAAAACTAATTTTACTATCACTCATCATCTTCTCCATTGTTCATTAAAGCATCCCAAGAGGCAGGGAAGATCTGAGCAGAGATATTGTGTATCTGCTCAGCTACAATCCTTGTCTCAGCCTGTGCATACTTAGCTAGTCTTAGTTGACACACCCTAGCAAAAGCGTAAAGACTTCCGCTCCAATACCATTCAGTCATCATGGATTGGGGAAGTATCATCCTAGCCTGCTCAGGACAAACCCCTTCCTGAAGCATTAGCTCGTACAATGTTACCATATAACCAGTATACTTGTCAACTGTTTCGTTCCAATCTGTCCTAGATGATACAGGCTCTGAAGAACTACCTTGCTTTACATTGTCAGCTTTACGTCTAAAGTAAGTAGGTTGATAAAATGATGGTTTACTATCTACGTAACGTCTGCTTACTTCATTCCAGGCTAAACCAACAGTATGCTTCATCAGCTGACGGGCAACAAAGATAGGTGCTTTGACCCTAAGTTGTAAGAAACAATGACTGAAAGGACTCCAATGGTTGTGCTTTGCTAGGTACTTAATCAGCTTTGAATCTCTGTCGTTGAGTACTGGTAAAGGAAAGAAGTGATTACCCATGTCAACATCATACCAATCAGCACCATCAGACTCTTTATCAAAGGATACACGGGCAGCATTGACTACTGTTAAGTCATCACCCATGTGTCCTAAGTAATCAACCTTTATGTTTGCCATATACTTTTCTCAGTGTGGTTGCTAGTTTACTTTGCTCTACAGTCTTTTGTCGTTGTTGGATCTCATACAACTTAGCCTTTGATGCTAACTCTATGAAGTGATCAAGACCAACAACAGCTAAAGGTGTAGATCTATTCTGCTTCAGAACCAGTAAAGGCTCTGTTTCTTTTCCTTCACAGTGCCGTATGGCTTGTTCGTAGTCGTTGAAGATAGCGATTCTTGCTCTGTTCTTGCATTCGATGCCGTAACGGAATCTCTCCAAAGCATTCGACGAGAGCCAGACATCCTCGCCCTGTGTACCCATTGGTGTGCTTTTGCAATCATGTTCGCTCAGGTTAAAGGTTTCTCTTAACTTCTCAACTACCAGCTTTTGTAGTAGTCTTCCTTTGTTTTTTGCGCTTGAAGGCTTCAATATCAATCTCCGTCCATTGACTAATCCATGCTTTAGGAATGATCATCAATCCATTACACTCATCATCATGTATGGTGGCTGCGATGTGTACACAATCATTGTTCTCAAACACCATAAACCCTATAGCCTTACACCTTGCTAAGTCACCAGTACCCTTCTTAGACCACCCTGAACTTGCTACAGCATCAACCCATTCTAAGTAAACTATGGTGTCGGTGGTTGCCATATCTCATCTTCCTGTCGTCTAATCCATAACAATTGACCATTCTCTATTACACGTTCTTGATTGTTATCATAAGCCTTCAGCACAGCTTCGTACATCTTTAGCTCTGTATCTGCTTCAGCAAGGATCTTATCTGCTTTCTTAGGACCGATACCACGTAAACCTTCAATGTTATCTACCTTGTCTCCAGTGAGGATTTGTCGGTAGAAGTTTTTAATAGCTTCTTTATCGTCGATGTAATAGCTCTCTTTCTTTACTGGGTTATAGTGATGACCAGGAATCATGTCTAAGTCTTTGTCAATGGTAACTATTACCGATTTGTCTCGTACTC